CCAAATTTACAAGCTAACTTAAACAACCATTTGCTAAATTTATTGTTTGTTTTTAATTTCATTTTCTAGCATTTCTATTTTATCATTAATATAGAATATTGCTTTTTTCAAATCTTCTATTGTTTTTTCATTATCAGTCATTGAACTATCTTTCTTATGTCCTGCTCTTAAGATATATTTCAATGCATTCCCCAAATCAAAGTCAAGATGTTTGCAAATGTCAATTGGTTCTACACCACATAAATCTTTTAACCAAGTATAATGTGAAGGATGGTTTACATTATCACTAATATTAGAGGAAGCACAAGCAGAAGTACCAGCATTTGAAAAATAAGTTATTTCATTTGGAACATCTTTATCTGTAAAATACTTTTGGACATCTTCTTCATTAAAATAGTGTATTAATCCTGCATCATCAACTATTCCATAAATATGTCCTTCAGCATGTTCAAAATCTTTACTTATTATCCTATATAGATTTCCTTCGGTAAAACTTATTTTATTTAACCCTTTTGCAATACATCGTATTATAGACATTTCATCAAACATTATTTTCTCCTTTCCAAAATTTATAAGTTATATCTTCAAATTTAACTGGCTTATCAGAAACCTTCTTATACATCCTTTGATTTGTTGTCTTCTCATTTAATGGCCCTAAAGATTCAATATAAGGACCAGTTTTAACATAATCAAACTCTTGAAATAATGGTTCATATATCAGGTGATTAGATAAGTTGTAATCAAGTCCTGTATACCAAGCTGTTTTAAGATTATGTTTTAAATGTATCAGACTTGAAAGATAAGCAATATCAAATAACCTACCTCCTTCACCCATAAAGCATACACAAGTAATACCTTTATTATCCTCAATAAGTTTATCAAGAACTTCTGGAGTTAACCTTTCTCCCACATCTTCCTGCAAATATGGAGAATGGCAATTGCTACACCTATGAGGGCAATTAGATATATTTATACATAGACTTATCTCATCAGGCACTTCACTGAAAGCTACTAATGTTTCTGTATATTTAATCATGTATAATAAAAGCAGGAGTATTTCTACCCCTGCTTGTTTGTTCCTTTTCTATATTTGAATTAGAGTTTAATATCTTCTTCTTTGGTGTAGACTCTAGTCTTTTGTTCTATCTGTCTACCTTTTGACCAATTGTCTACAGCAGTAAGATATCCAATTATTCGTGTCCAATATCTTATGTTATTAGAACCACATATAGGACACTTATCTATTGGCGAATTCACTGTATGGCCACAATCCTTACATTCACTCATTGGGATATTGAAAGTAAAATAATTTGTACCATTTGCTAATGCAAAATCCAGTATCTTAAGATACTGCTCTTTAGTCAAATGAGCATCCAAATTTACATGACAAGCTTGTCCTCCATCACTAAATTTGTTTATATCTTTCCCATGAAGAGCTAACTTATCTAATACTGATGTGTTATCCCAAGGATTATAAAAATAACAATTGTATAGATTTTGGTCTTCTGGAACATAATAACCATCCTTCTTATCTTTATCATAGAAACGAATGGCTGTTTGTTCCCCTGGAATACATTCACTATTGAATAAGAAGGGTCTTTTCTTATCTTTAATTGAATGTATTTTATTTTGTTCTTTGATAGTACCTAAAACAAGAGACAGAAACTTTTTATATTCTTCATTGTTAGAAGTTTCAATCCCTAAAAACTTTGCTGCTTCAAAATATCCAATTACTCCTATGGTACTATATAGTTTTTTCATATAGATATATCCTGCATTTGAAGCAGTAAACATTCCTTTATCTTCATAATCATAAAGCATCGTTTTAAATGCAATATGATATTTATAGACTCGTTCAAGAATTTCAATTAAATCATTTTTCAAATAATCTAAAAACCTTCCATAAGTAGATATATATTGTGGTTGGTTATATTCTGACATACAATAATTATGCTTTCTAGCACAATCTTGAACAATTCTATTAATATTAAGAGTAATAACATTACAACTACCAGTCATAATACCAGTCATTCCTGTAGTTGAACTGAAAGTATTATCACTTATTTCATTCAAGACTCTACAACAACTAGCCAAAGATGAAGGATTATCACTATTATAGCAGAAGAAACTTCCTCCTTTAGCCCATTCTTCAGCACACAAATCTTTATATTCCTTGTCAAGGAATTCTTTATTGTTGTGTACCATAGCAATAGTACTTACAGGGAAAGTCAATGGTTTTATAAGTCTTAGTTCCCTATGTAATTCCATAAACATTCTTTGAAGAGTATCAATGGCTTTCCATTCAGGTTGAGTACCATCAGGATAATAAAAGTCTCCAAATAGAGCATTAAAATAAACAGAATCGTAGTAACTTACATTTGTAAATGGTGAATTGTAACTCCTATTACCAGCTGGCTGATTTACTCCATATATAAATTGTTTCATTCCTTTACGAATAAAATATTTTATATTATGGTCTTTCTTTAGATTTTTGGTTACAACTTCGTCTAACCTTTCATACCAATTCTCTCCGAATTCAGAAACTACATAATAATTAAGTGCAACAAAGTAATCTCCAAGAGCTACAGCACCTTTACATTGGGAACTTAATAAAAATACAGCATTGGTAACTTGTCCACTGAAAGATTCAATATCGTTAGGAGCAGAAGGAGTGACTTTATCAAGATTGCCTACACCTTCAGTCATTAATGGATATAATGTAACTGCCTCACAATAATACTTAAGTACTGGAGAAGAAGCTTCATCATGCACATAAATAATTCCATCTTTTAAATCT